CTAGACTCCATTTGCCTCCTGGATACAGTCCTTGATAACTCTTGACCCATGAGTTACCAGTCCATTCGTATTGTATACTGGTTGTGATATTTGTAACATACTGTATATTATCTGGGCTACTGGTGCTGTCAAAATAAATTGTCCAACGTGTACCATCATATTCAACAATGTCGTTGGCACGAGCCACTAATGGTTGCCCAGAAATACCTTCCCAGGCTACGGCATCACCTTCGCTCCAGCTTCCGGTAGCTTCGGTCAACAAATATCTTTGGCCTACAGCGGCTGCTGGTAATCCAGCACTGGGCCCACTTAGTAATGGGTTAATAACAGCAGTAACTGGATCCAGTGTGTTGGCTGGAACTGTGTCTTGATCCACATCAAACAACAAAAATCTATCATCGGTTGGATCATACGCAACTGTGCCCATGACTTCAGTACCATCATCTTGTTCTAATTTAATGTAGCTTATGCCGGGTCTTAGCACACCGTACATGCCAACCACTCCTTGCCACATTAGATTACTAGGAGGACTGTCTGGAGGAGTTAGGCTACTGTTTGGCTGGTCAATGACCTGCTGTTGTCTTAAGGCCTGTAGTTTGTTGCCAATTAACAATACCTGATAACCGTATGGGGTAAACACTTGCCGTGTGCCCAGCAACAAATCATTATCTAGGATAGCATTTGACGCATCGCCTTGAGCATCAAATATCTGTGCCACAATGCGTTCGACCACACCCAATTTTTTAACTTTGGCTGGACTTGAAATCCAAATTGGCATGGTAAATGTCAAGGTGGCAATGTCTATGGGATTTTCTGTACCCACAGGTATACTTCTACTAGACCACTGTGTGCTTTCAAGTTCGCACACACTCAAACTGGTCCAGTCAAGATAGTTGTCGGTACTTTGTATCTCTAATGCAGGATTGAACAACACCAAAATCTGTTCTAACAGTTGCATTTTTTGGTTGGTATTTGATGTCCATATGTCCAACTTCATGGTCAACTTGTAAGGCACAGGCATTAGTCGATCAATAGTAAACGCATTGCCCTGTGTGGTTTCGTACGAGTCTGTTGCATCATCATAAGTTCTTTGACGCACAGCAATAGTGCTGACAAAATATGGATCTTGCATTCTTTCACGAGCATAATCCAATCCACTCACATAAAAAGTCATCAGCGGTGTTGATGGCAACTCATTGGCACTGTTTTGTTGAATGATAGTTTGAGCCTGACGACTTGAATCGCCATAGCGTACTGGAACACGTATCAAGGTGTGCTCAGTGCCCTCTTCGTTGCGACCATACTCTACTTGAAAGTTACTAAAAATTCTAGCAAACTGCAACATGAATCGACGTATTTGTTCATCATAAAAAAATTGTGCCATTATCGTCCTGGAGGTCTTGGGTTAGGAGGTAAGTTACCACCAGCATCGCCATTGTCGGCCTGTGGTTTAAGTATTTCACTTAGGCTCTGACGACTAGGTATATTACCTAAGTCAGTGGTGGCAACTGTGTATGTATTGTTAACAAAGCTGGCTCGTTGAGTAAGTGCCGGGGTAGCCAAGTCAAGATCGGTTCTGACATTGTCTTCAATCTTGATCCATCTTGCACCATCATAACGGAACAAGCGATTAGGGAAATAGTCCAATCTCAAAGCATAGTCTCCAGCCACAGCATTTTGTGGAAAGCTCACACCCGGAGTTACAGGCAAGCCATTGGGCGGAATCAAATAACCAGTGTCAGGATCAACACTACCAGTCAAGTAACCCATGGTATAACCAAAACTCTTGGGAGTAATACCTTCTCCGGTTTGTGTGCTGTCTACTGTGGGACTGGTATCGTCGGCTGTATATCCTGCACCAGCCGGCTGACCCTCGGGTGTGGTTGGCAGTATATAAAATTTAACTGTGTCATACCCACTCAGTGGAACTTCGGCATAGGCCTGTGTAAGTATAGCGTCGTTGATTTCCAAGTCCTTAGGACGAGTACTCATTTGATCGCCTACTGTGGTAGGGTTTGGTATCAAGGTCCAATAAGGTTGGCCAGTACTGGGATTAACAGCATCAATTGGTGTACCAGCCGGAACATTGCCATTGGCCTGATAATATGTGTTGCCATTGTTGACTATGGTGCCATTGGGATAAAAATTACCCGGATCCCAAATGTTCTCAGGCATGAATGGTTGATTAATAATCTGTTGATATTCTTGTGCATTGACCAAAGGTGTGGCCTTGACACGCCATAGGTGTGGCAACCAAGTTTGACTAAATCCTTCGCTGGAATAGTTGCCATCTTGAATTACATAATATCTAGGCAGTGCGTTAGGAATACTTTTATCTAGTGGGTGGTAATCTTTTAAATTAGGAACTTCAATCACATCACCAACCATGAGTTTACGTCCAAAGGTATCAATCATGTTGTTGTAGTGAAAGGAAATAAACAAGGTGTCGTTGTTTAAAAATAAACCAAATTGTGTTAGATCAAAATCTACGTCTTGTGTACGATACACACCTCGCATGATGTACACATCTGGATCATAAGCACGATCACGGTTTTCCAACAATAGCAAATCTTCAATGAACAATGGATTTGAACTACCGTAAACTGGTAAGGTTGCATCCTGATCACCTAGGTCACCAGTTTGCGGCCCTAGATATTTGTGTATGTAAATGTCCAGTCCACCTACTGTGAACATTTCTTTAATGGTTTTATCAAAGAACTGGTAGTCGTTGGTTCTGTTAGGGCGGTAAAGGCTTAAACGTGGCATAGTCATGTATTTATGGGTTAGATTGACTTAAAAATCAAAACATCATATAATTACAAAATGAACGAACTATTTCAACGCTTAGATCAAGCAGAAAAAGCTATTGCTACTGTTAAAAACAAAGTAGCCCGTAAAGATTTGCTAAAAATGGTCAAAGGTGTAGATCAAGCCATTGTGGCCGCGGATATGGAAAGTGTGGAATGCCGTAGAATGCGTCGAGAAACAAGCCGTTATCAAGAATTGGTCCAAACGGTAAAAGATAGACTTACAAATTTAGAACAACACATAACCTTTGCTAACCTGCTTGGTTGACCTTACTCAAACTTTCATATACAATAAACACTATGGCAAAATCAAACGAAATCAAAAGACTAAATCCCAAGGGTGCTGAAACCAAATATGTAGGCTTTGAACCTGAATGGAAATTCCAACCTACTGAAGAAAACCGCATCAGCAGTCTGGCCAATGCGTTTCAGTGGTACAACTATCACTATGGTAAAAAAGATGCCAAAGAGATGTTGTGCCATTATTTAGAACATAATAATCGTAAGGGAGATGCCAAGACCATGCGTGGCATTCCTGACAGCCAAATTCGTGTAACGCCAGCCTGGGTGTGTCGCATGACCCTGCTGGGACTTGTGCTAAACGAACACGAACAAAGTATTGTGGATGAACAAATCAGTGCCATGCTCAAAGTCAAGCAAGAAGCCAAACGAGCACAAGCTGATGTTGATGCTGACACGGCTGTGGCCAAACTCACAATCCAAGACCACCTGCGTGAAAAAGTAAGTGAGTGTTGTGGTGAAATGGAAGGCATGTTTGATGACTTTGTTGTAGCCGGTGCCAAGATGAGTGCAGACTTTAGTCCAATCAAACTCATGCGTGGTATGAATATCAGTCCCAACATGGTTGGAACTGTGTCAGCTGTTTGGGAACTACGCCTTGCAGAATTTAACGAAGTGCTAGAAGGAGTTGATCCAGATCTGGTCGAAGGGTATAGCCATCTTAATAAAAATCAATTGAAGCAGTGTGTCAAGTTTTGCGAAACAGTAATCAATGACTGTAACAGTTACGTTCAACTGAAAAAAGTAGAACGTAAACCACGTGCCAAAAAAGCCATCAGCCCAGAAAAGCTAAGTCGCAAATTCAAGTTCTTGCGAGAGTTTGATGAGCTTAAACTCAAATCTGAACCAGTCACTAAACTAGTAAATGCCAGCGAAGCTTGGCTGTACGACACAGCCAAACGTAAACTTGTACACGTCATGGCAGATAGTCACATCGGAACCTTTACAATCAAAGGCAGTGCTATTGTGGGATTTGATGCTCAGACAACTGTGCAAAAAACACTCCGTAAACCAGCTGAACAAATCAAAGCAGTTATCAGTGGTGGCAAACCAGCGGCTCGCAAAGCATTTGGCGAAATAAAAGCCACAGAAACCAAGTTTAATGGTCGTGGTAACGATAACTTGATTATACTTTGGGCTTGGTAAACTACTAAATACAGGGAACACGGAGTTCCCTAATGACACAAGCCACACAATCACTATCCAGCCTAGAAACACTCAAACAACAACTGTTTGATTATGTACGCCTGACCATAGGCGATCAAATTGTAGATCTTGAACTGGATGCTGAACACTACGAAGCGGCTTATCAACGCACCATCGGAACTTATCGTCAGCGGGCACAAAACGCCTATGAAGAAAGTTATACATTTATGGAGTTGGTGGCCAACGTAAACATTTACGATCTGCCACAAGAAGTTATTACTGTGCGTCAAATCTTCCGTAGAACATTTGGTGATTCAACTGGTCCATTTGCATCTAACTTTGACCCGTTCAGTCAAGCTAGTATGAATGTATATTTGATGAACTTCAACGTGGCTGGCGGACTTGCCACTTACGATTTCTATAGTCAGTATGTTGAGCTGGCTGGACGTATGTTTGGTGCCTACATGAACTATACTTGGAATCCTGTAACCAAAAAGCTACAACTAATTCGTGATCCCAAAGGCACAGGAGAGAATGTTCTACTTTGGACATACAATTTAAAACCTGAATTTAATTTGTTACAAGACTTTCAAATACAACAGTGGATTCGTGACTACATGGTGGCCGCTTGTAAAATGATCATTGGTGAAGCCCGTGAAAAATTTGGACAGATTGCTGGCCCACAAGGCGGCGGCACCCTAAACGGACAGGCCATGAAAGGCGAAGCCCAAACTCAAATGGACAAGTGTATCGAAGATCTCAAGAACTATGTTGATGGCAGTCAGCCAATTACCTTTGTTATTGGCTAACGCTCACTAGACTTTGTTCTAAAATCATGCTATACTCTTAGCATGAGCTCATTGATGATAGACATAGAAGGTTTAGGAACAGGTCCTGATGCGACCATTTTGACCATTGCGGCTCAAAGTTTTGACCCATTTGGCCAGGGATATTATGATCGTTGTTACTATGCCCGCATTACCTTAGAAAGTCAAGAAAACCGTAGCATACAACAAGACACCATAGACTGGTGGGCCACTCAACCCGAAGCACAAGCTGAAGCATTCATGGAAGAAGGCCGCGTGGATCTTGACCAAGCACTTGATAGTCTATACAAGCTGGCCTGGCAACACAAATTTATCTGGGCCAACGGACCCACGTACGACATGAACATTCTCGAGCATGCCTACAAGAGCTATGGCAAGAGCTTGCCTTGGCAGTTTTATAATGTTCGTGATGCCAGAACCATCTACAGCCTATGGCCCGAGCTACCCAAACCCCCTACTAGTCACCATGCCCTAGAAGACTGCCGTAGGCAAATTGACATGTTGCAAGACACGCTACGACATTTGAATGTAAAGGAAATTAGATGATTATTGGCATTGCTGGCTTCCAAGGTTCAGGCAAAGACACTATTGCAGACTACTTACAAAACATCTACGGCTTTAAACGAGACAGTTTTGCTGCCACACTTAAAGATGCTGTGGCCGCGGTATTTGGGTGGGACAGAGAACTACTAGAAGGACGTACCACCGAGTCAAGAGCGTGGCGTGAACAAGTGGATCCGTGGTGGTCTGAGCGATTGGCTATGCCTAACTTAACTCCTCGGTTGGTACTACAAAAATGGGGTACAGAAGTTGCCCGCAAAAGCTGGCATGACGATACGTGGATTGCCAGTCTTGAAAATAAATTAAATCGAGCACATAACGATATTGTTATCACCGACGTTCGATTTCCCAATGAAATTCAAGCAGTGCGTAACGCAGGTGGTATTGTTATCCGGGTAGTACGTGGTCCAGAACCTTACTGGTTTGAATCGGCTATAGCCGCAAATCAACAGGTACAATCCGCTGTAGCCTATATGCAGGCTCAAAATATCCATCCTAGTGAATGGGCTTGGATTGGTACCAAGTTTGATGCTGTTATTGACAACAATGCAAATGGGCTTGACCCACTGTTTGCCCAAGTTAAAGATCTGGTTCTAAATCTCCAAGCCGCCAAGGCAAATCAACCTTAGGAATTTCTACAGCACAGTTTTGACACACAGTTTTTAAGTTACGAGTAGAATTATTATTTAGATTTCCATCCACATGATAAACCAGTAACTGAACACTATATCTTGATTTGAACCCACATCGATCACAGGTGGGTTTTTTCTTATATCCAGCAGTTTTCCATCTAGGGTCGGGTACCTTAATTTTTTTGTTTCGGCTAATACAACTTCCGCAACGACTACGATAATAAATTTTACCATTGCGATAACAGTTTATAGCACATAATCTTTGATTGCAGGCTGTACAAATGGGTCTTGTCATGTTATTATTTACCCTAGACCTTACCGTAAGGCCACTAATAACCACTTCTTTTTGACTTTTTCTATAAATATTCATAACTAGAAAAAGGAATTACCATGGCACTAACATCACCTGGCGTAGAAATTATTATCAATGACGAAAGTCAATATATTCCTGCCGCAACCAATTCGGTACCATATATTTTATTGGCCACCGCACAGAATAAAATTTCTGGTGCAGGCGTAGGTGTTGCCGCAGGCACACTTAAAGCTAATGCTAACAGAGTTTATTTGATCTCAAGTCAACGAGATTTAAGCGCCACTTACGGCGTTCCTTTCTTTTATAAAACCACAGCTGGTACACCAATCAACGGTTACGAGCTGAATGAATATGGCCTATTGGCAGCTTACAGTGCCTTGGGCGTTAGCAATCGTTGTTATGTACAACGTGTGGACATTGACCTAGCTGAACTTACTGCTACCTTGGTTCGCCCAACAGGTGCACCCAATAATGGTGATTACTGGTTTGATATTGCAAATACTGTTTGGGGATTGTTTGAGTGGAGTCAAGTAACCGGTGCATTTACAAATAAATCACCAATGGTTATCAACGACACAGACATGCTTGAAAGTGCATCTACCGTTCCTTTGCAAAGTGTTGGTAGCATTGGCGACTACGCTGTAGTTACTGCAACCTCGGCAACAACACATAATCCTGTGTATTACAAACGTAATGGCCCCACCAATGCTCAAGCTCCTGGCTGGGACCAAGATGGTGCAACACCCAATGAACTCTACAATACTTGGGTTTGGGTTGGTAGCGACGAATGGAAAACGAGCTGGCCTACACTCACAGCTAGTAACACATCAACCACATTGACCACTGGGTATTCTTTAATAATTAACGGAACAACTGTGGCAGTTGGAGCCGGCGGCACAGCCAGTACAACTTTGGGATTTGCCCAAGCAATTAACCAAGCTGCTATCTCTGGTGTATATGCAGCCTACATTGGAAACAAACTTCAACTTTACGCAGACAGTACCACAACCATTGGTGACAGCACCGACGTTGGCGGCGGCATTAACATTCAAGCTGGCACTGGCACTTTGTTGGCCACACTTGGTATCACTGCTGGGGAGTACAATGCTCCTACATATTTGCCAGCCTACAGTTATGATGCACCAAGATGGAAAGCAGGTCAACCTGTTCCAGCACCCACAGGGTCGGTCTGGCAAAAAATGAACAACGTTAACTTGGGTGTTAATCTTGTTCTTAAAAAATACAACAGTACACTAGGTGCATTTGTACAACAGGCCTGCCCTTGCTATGCTACTACCACTGATGCAATCTATGCCTTGGACCCAAGTGGCGGTGGCGGCAGTATTCCAGCTGGCACCACTTTTGGTCGTTGGAACGCATTATATACTACGCCCAATGCTACTGCTGCCATTGAAATTTACGAAAAATATGCCGCAGGCCCAACAATCATAACTGGTAGTACAGTAAATCCTGTATTTACAAATGGACAAACTTTTAATATTCTTGCAACTCAACCTGGAACTACTACACTTACAATTGCTACAGCTACAATAGTTGGCACAACCGCAGCTGATTATTGTTCAGCTGTGAGTGCTGCAGGAGTTCCATATGTTACTGCTGATGTAAACAGTGCTGGACAAATTGTGTATACTCACAGTGCTGGTGGCACAATAACATTAACTGGAACCGCTACTAATACTGCTACCTATATAGCCGGCTTTATTGTTGATGTAACTGAGTTTTGCCGCCCAGGAGCACCGAATCAAGTGTTCATGAGTTATTTTGTTGGTCCTCCAACATTTACCTACACAGCCAGCATCAATGAACCAGATCAGGATCCTGCTAATGGCCGTTATTGGTATTACAGTGCCACTAACCAAGCAGACATCATGATTCAAAATAACGGTGTTTGGCGTGGCTATCAAAATGTAACCAATGATGTACGTGGTGACAATTTGTCTCTAACTAATGCTACCGGCCCTATTTTTAGTGCCACAGCACCAACCACACAAAACGATAGTTCGTTAAGCCCATTGGTGTATGGAGATCTTTGGATTGATACCAGCGATTTAGAAAACTATCCAGTAATACGTCGTTGGACCAACGTTGAAGGTGTGCCACAGTGGTTGCAAATTGACAACGCTGATCAAACTACAGAAAACGGCATTTTATTTGCGGATATTCGTTGGGCACCAAATGGCACTACCAATCCTGTCAGTGATGCAATTCCACCAATCAGCGGAACTGGTGGATTATTGACCAGCAACTATCAAGACCTAGACGCACCAGATCCTACACTGTATCCACAGGGTATGTTGTTATGGAATACACGTCGTAGTGGATTCAATGTCAAGTCGTTTGAGGTAGATTATTTTAATACCACTACTTTTTCTGTGACACCTTACAACTCTGCCACAACTTATGTGTACAATGACTTTGTGTTGTATGGCGGTGTAATTTATGTTGCCAAAGCAACAACCACAGGTAACGCACCAACCAATGCTACATATTGGTCAGCAATTGAAACCAATGCTTGGGTCACAGCTTCGGGCAACAAGGCCGACGGTAGTCCATACATGGGCCGCCAGGCACAACGTGAGTTGATTGTGGCCGCACTTAAAGAAGGTATCGATACCAGCACAAGTATTCGTGAAGAACAACGTGTGTTTAATTTGATGGCTTGCCCACAATATCCAGAACTCACTTCCAACATGGTCGCACTCAACAACGAGCGTAACGACACAGCATTTGTGATTGCAGATACTCCGTTGCGTTTGGCACCTACTGAAGTGCCAGCCTGGGCCACAAACAACAGTGGGTTAGGCTTGCCAGCCCTGGATGGATTGACCACAGGCAGTGTTTATGCTGGTACATTCTATCCAAGTTGCCAAACTACAGATTTGAGTGGTAGTGTAGTGGTACAACCTCCAAGTCACATGATGGTTCGTACAATTATTCGCTCAGACGAAGTAAGTTATCCATGGCTAGCACCAGCTGGTACACGCCGTGGTGTAGTTGATAACGCTCAACAAATTGGATATGTCAATGCGGTAACCGGCGAATTTGAAAGCCTGGGTGTAAATCAAGGACTGCGTGATGTGTTGTACGAAAATCGTATCAACCCAATTACCTTTGTTCCTGGTGTAGGTATCACTAACTTTGGTAACAAAACAGTGACCACACTCGACTCAGCGTTGAATCGTATCAATGTGGCACGTTTGGTAGCATTTATTCGTGGCAGACTTGAGACTATTGCCAAACAGTTTTTGTTTGAGCCTAATGATCAAATCACACGCAATGAAATTACCAACGTTATCACTACCATGATGATTGATTTAGTGGCCAAACGCGGTATTTACGATTACCTGGTTGTTTGCGATTTAACCAACAACACACCAGCTCGTATTGACCGTAACGAATTGTATGTAGACATTGCAATTGAACCAGTTAAAGCAATTGAATTCATCTACATTCCAGTTCGTATTAAGAATACTGGAGAGATTGCTAGCCAATCAGTGTAAGGATATGGGGGTAATTTTTACCCCCTCCGGAACTCATAAATAACAGTATATAGGAGAATAACAAATGGCCGTTTCATCACTAAGCAGAATGACAGTGCCCTTGGCAAGTGACCAAAGTTCACAAGTTCAAGGCTTGCTCATGCCTAAACTCAAGTATCGCTTTAGAGTGATATTTGAAAACTTTGGTGTTAGCACACCTCGTACAGAATTAACCAAACAGGTCATTGATTTTACTCGTCCTAGCGTGACATTTGCTGACATTGATATTCCTATCTACAACAGTACAATCAAACTGGCTGGCAAATACAGCTGGGAAAATATTACCTGCAACGTTCGTGATGATGCAGGCGGCCACGTTAGTAAACTAGTTGGCGAGCAACTACAAAAGCAATTGGATTTCATGGAAATGAGTTCTGCGGCTGCTGGTGTTGATTACAAATTCCTTACACGCTTTGAAGTACTCGACGGCGGCAACGGTGCCAATGAACCAATCGCATTAGAAACCTGGGAAATTTACGGTTGCTACTTGCAAAGTGTCAACTACAACGACATGAACTATAGCTCTGGCTCTGATGTTGCCACTATTACCATGGTCATGCGATTTGACAACGCTATCCAAACTCCGGCTGGTTCTGGTGTTGGTGCTGTGATTGGTCGTACCTTAGGTGACGTAGCAACCGGCGGAGGCTAAACGCCATGGGGTATTTCGGCGAAGATTTCCTTCAAGGATTCTTTGGAGCCAATGGTCTTAAAGACTATAGTCACGCTTCCAAAACTTTTCGAACCAATGGCTACGAATTAGCTCCGCGTCAAAAGTTCTTATTCCATGTTTTCTTTAACATAAACACTGGTCAGATTCCGGCCCTGGCCAATGTGTTTGGCAATGGCGACATAGCCACTGTGGGCATGATGGTCAAGACTGTGCAGTTGCCCAGTTATCAAATTGAAGTGGCCACAATGAACCAGTACAACAGAAAGCGTCTGGTTCAAACCAAAATAAATTATAATCCCATACAGGTTGTTTTTAACGATGATCAAGGCGACTTGATTCGCAACATGTGGTACAACTACTACAGTTACTACTACAAAGATCCCACACAAAATTATGAAAATACTGCGGCCATCAACGGCAGTATTGGCAATCTACAAACCTTACAAAATGGATTTGGCTACAACACTCGAGACACTTACAGCAACAGTCGACAAGTCAACGACTGGGGCTATATTGGTGAAGGCAGTTACCAAGACAGCAGTGCGTTCACAGGCCAAAATCAAGACAAGCCGCCGTTCTTTAGAGACATCAAAATTTATGGTCTCAGTCAAAAGAAATTTGCCAGTTATGTGTTGATCAATCCCATGATTGAAAGTTGGGCACACGATACCTATGATTACAGTCAAGGTGCTGGTGTTATGACACACACTGTGGGCATCAAATACGAAACAGTCAAATATTATTCTGGTGCTGTGGGCGGAGAAACTCCAAGCAGTACCGTGGTTGGCTTTGGCGATCCTGATCACTATGACACCGTCAAGAGTGCATTGGCTCGTCCGGGTGCTACCGCAAGTGTATTTGGACAAGGTGGACTTATCGATGCTGGTATTGGTACCTTAGAAGATCTCAATGCCTTGGCCACAGGCCGCGGCGGCTTACAAAATGTTATTGGTGCTGTGCAAAAGGCCGGCACTGCCTACAACACATTCAAAGGCAAAGACATTGCCAGTATTGCCAATCAAGAGGCAAAACAAGCCAGCAAACAAATCCTACAGGCATCATTGCCTGGAGCCATGCGTCAAGCCATTAATAAAGGCAATGGCACATTCTTCCCCAATGGTCCCAAGGTGTAATTTGTGGGCACAGTCAATTACCCTAATCCAGCCACTGATCAAACTGTAAAAATCTTTGATGAATTTTACACTTATGCGGCCAATGTTCCACAGCTGGAATATGATGCGGTGTATAGTTATCTAGCCTCAGTGTTTGGCACCAAAGAAGCCGCAGGCAATTTTACAGTAACGCTGTTTAGAATCGCCCAAACAAGCGATATTCCAGTCATGACCTTGCTACAAGAGATTCAAGGAAAAAGTCAACCTGAGTTGACATTGACTCTGGCCTACTATCTAAATGGCCAACGCAGTAAAACCACTCTGCTGGGACTCAATCAAGCTACTCAGCCTAATTTTTACGTGGCCAGAAACGTCAGGGCCTGATCATGCCCAACTTCCGTCAAGGCAATTATCTAGTTAGAAATCCCGGCAAGTATGTGGGCAAAGGCACACCAAGATATCGCAGTGGGTGGGAACTCACGTTCATGATGTTTTTAGACAGTAACGACAATGTCCTACAGTGGGCGTCAGAAAGCATCAGCATACCGTATCGTAATCCGCTAACCGGCAAACAAAGTGTGTACATTCCTGATTTTTTAGTAACGTACAAAGGGCGTAATAATACTACAGTTGCTGAATTAATTGAAATCAAACCCAAAAAACAAAGTCTACTTGAAAGCAAAGCCACAGATCGCGATCGTGCCATTGTTGCTTTAAACTACGCCAAGTGGGATAGTGCCACTAAGTGGGCTCGACGCAACGGACTTACATTTAGAGTTATCAACGAAGATCAAATCTACCACCAGGGCAGTAAGAAATAATAACCTAACTAATTGGCGGTAAATATGGTATGACCAGAAAATTAGAAGAGCTCTTTGATTTCCCGTCCAGTGAGGACAATTCTGGCCCTCCTGTTGCCGAGCCGACCCGTGCTCAGCTAGCCGAAATAGATGCAACCATAGACAAAATAGATGCGGCCTTGCCCACAGTGCGTGATCTCGAAACCGGTGATCGTGAACTGGATGACCTAGCCAACATGGCCAAAGAAAGCTATGACAATCTCATGGATTTGGGCATGCAAGTTGACAGTAGGTATGCCAGTGAAATATTCAATGTTGCTGGCACAATGCTAGGGCATGCTATTACAGCCAAAACTGCCAAGCTCAACAAGAAGTTAAAAATGGTTGATTTACAAATGAAAAAGTTAAAGCTAGACCAAGACGCTGTTAAAAATTCAACAGTTGATCAGCCTGAAACAGCACACGGACAAGTGCTAAGCCGCAACGATTTATTGGAACGCTTGATGACGTCAAGAGACCAAAAAGATGAATCCGCATAAATATTAGATAGGGATACAAATATGAAAAAATTTCAAGAATACCTGGCTGAAAGCCAAAGAACCTACAATTATCGCATCAAAATTGTAGGTGATGTTGCACCTGATTTTGTCAAGGCTTTGGAGGAAAAGCTCGCACAGTTTGACCCAGTCAAAATTGGCAAGCCAAAGTCTACACCGGTGCAATTGAAACCAGCTGACTTTCCCAAGCACAGCAACGATTCAGTGACCAGCATGGACGTAGAGTTCCGCTACCCAGCTATTGAGCCACAGATCAAACAGATTGCTCAATTGCTATTCATGGATCCCAACAGAATTATCATGTTGACCACACCATACGAAGATGGCATGGACAGTGAGCGTGAGCGTTTGGACTCACAAAACAAAGACTTGTTGGATACAGATTATCCTGCTGATACCGCTGAACAAAAGGCCTTGAGTGCCGATTACTCTGCACCCTATGATCAACACGCAGTTCTCAAGAACACATACCGTAGTGAATTCACAGTTGCTGGTGGTAAGACACCTCCTGCTAAAACCACAAACGATTTGCCAATGGGCAACACTAGCCCAATGACCAAAGTAAAACGCCCACCACGTCCAGCCACTGGTGCAAACCCAAGAGGATAATAGAATGACATTTTTTCATGACTTAAACAAACGATTGGCCGCATTGGCTAGTAAACAGGATGCTCAACAGATTGCTGAAGAAGCCAAGGCTGTCGCCCCTAAAAGCCGATTAGCCGAATCAATGGAAGTGGCCGAAACAGGGTACAGTGCCAAGGCTGCACGTGCCGGTAAAGACATTGGCAAACCAGGCAAGAACTTTAGTAAAATTGCCAAAGGTGCAGCTGAGCGTTATGGCTCTAAAGCCGCAGGCGAGCGTGTTGCCGGGGCTGTGTTGAACAAGTTACGTCATCCCAAAGAAGATATTGAAAATGAAGGTGCCGGTGTAATGCATTTCAAAGCCGAAAAGGCCAAAGCCGCTGGTGAAAAAACATTCAAAATGGGCAACGAAACATTCCCAGTACAAGAAGGCACATGCCCTAGTTGTGATTGTGCTCCATGCAAGTGCGATAGCATGGAAGAAAGTGCGTTACAAGCCTATCTTGGCAAAAAGAAATACGGCGACAAAGGTATGAAGGCGTTACAACAAGCAGGTCGTGAACATGCGGGCAAGGCCAAAATGGACCAGATTCGTAACCGCTATGACAAAATGGACGAAGCCGACATGGAAGAAGGCAATACCTTTACAGACCAATTAAG